CCATCCACAAAGGAGTAATTTCTTCTGAAGTCCATTCCATTGTGTAGCCTTGCATATCCCCCATAGCCGTTCCTGTAATAATTGTTCCACCTGTCAGGTCACAGCCATTAGTAGCACCCATCATCCACAAATTATCGTTTGTGTCTAAAATAAAGATTTGTGGTCGAGCATAGCCAATAAGTTTTAACTCATTGTTCATAGCTGCATCAAGCTTCTGTAATGTAACAGATAATGTTTGCGTGTAAAATGTTGTGCCGTTATCTTTATTAGCTGTAACATTTACTGTCATAGAACTAAGGTTTGGTCGAAGTTCATATCTATATAATGTCATTACATTGGATTCTGCAGAAGACCAATTTTCAAAACCCATTGTATTAATCTGTAGCTCATCTGTTCCATCAGCTACAAATCCTGAATTAGTAACTGCATTGTTTGCATACGCTTTACCTATGAAAATAGTTTTAATTCCACCTAAAGTATCTTTACACGATACTAATCTTCCTGCTGATAAATTGCAACTCATATTATTATTATATTAAAAAGTTAATAAAAGGGGAGTATATTGCAACTCCCCATTTAAAGTGTTATTTATACAAATGTTGCACCTACGATACCATCTGTAGCTACCGCAGTCTGAACTCCAATTGCAAAATTCATTACTACTCTCACATTGTCGCTTCCGTCATATTGGTATGTTGGAATCAATCGTGCTTCCGTCCAATCTGTAGCAAGGTTAGTTCCGTACACCATATTCTCTCTGTATGTTAAAACTATTGCGTCATCTGGCATTCCCGGACAAACATTGATCGGAATACCTAAATAAGTAGCACCGATAATTGACTGATCCGTTCCTTTGTTGTTAATACCTTGATGATTAGCAAAAGTTGCACTTCCCGCTAATTGCTGCATATAAAATCCGTATGTTTTTAGATTACAGTAAAAAGCTAAATCTGGTTTGCCTAAAATTCCTGGAGCATTTGTAGCAGCACTATTGTAAACTGCTCCGAATTGAGCTGCAGCATTTGTAGCTGAAACAGCAGCAATTGTCGCTTCTGTAAAATCTTTACAAGCAGAAGCATCTAAACCTGCTTGGTCAAATACACCATCATTTGATAAGAAACCTGTTCCGTATACACCACCTGCATCTGCTACCCATATTCCGTTCTCAATAGAAGCACCAGCTTTTGCTGCAACAGTAGATAACAAGAAATCTCTGAAAGGCTGTGCAACATCACCGTTTCTAGTCATATTCTCGCCCAAGTATGTTGGGAAAATTGTTCCACGACAAACCTCTTGATTTACTTCTAAATCAGTTAGTGTTAATGTTTGTAATGTTTGGTCTAGTGAAATATCGTTAGAATTAAAATCACAAGAAGCTGCTTTAACAGGATCATTCAGTGAAAGACCTGTAATATTTGCAGCTTTTCTTAAACCATCTATTTGTCTTACATATCCTTTAGCAACTGTGTCAGGACTTTTAACCGCAGCAGTTACATAAGGCAACGCCAACTTACCAACGTAATTGTCAGCAGTTACGTCTATATCAAATTGATATTCTTTGCTTAAATTGTATTTATTCGCCATTTTTAAAATTATTTATTGTTAATGTAATATGCTGCCCTCTCTTTAGTTGACAGTTTTGCTAAATCAACAGTTGAACTAAAGTGTGTTCCTTCTGGATTGTATTCAATACCTTCCGTTGCAGGCTCACCAGATAATTCAACTATTTTTCCTTTTAATTCTTCTATTTGTGTCATAAGTTCTCCTATAACCTCACTAGACATTTCAGTTTTTTCTTCTGACATTTCTTCGGTTTCTTCTTCAGCTTTTTTGCCGAATACTTTTTCTTCTAAAGCAGCAACTCGGTCTTTCATTTCTTCAAATGTTTTAGCCCAGTCAGTATCTTCTGCATCAGCCATTTCTTCTTTAGATTCCTCAACTTCTTCTGATAATTCTTCTTCAGCAGATGCTTCCTCAACATCTTCTGCTTCTTTTTCTTCACCAAGGTCAAGAATTTCAGATTTATCTCCGATTGTCATTTTGTTTCCGTTTTCCATTGTATAGCTTCCTGCTTCCAATGCTTCTGCGTTTCCATCATCAGAAACAGCAAATACTTTAGAGCCAATCATAAACTGCTCATCTTCTGTAGCAATAATACGACCGTCATCTAATTTCATTTCAGCGTAGAATTTAACGCCATAAGATTTAGGTTCATTTTTCATTTTTAAGATATTTAAAATTTTTTCGAGAGTTCCCATAACATTAATATATATAAAAGGGTTAAAATTGTTTATTTCTTTATCGTCTGACTGTTTTATTTTTGATAGCAGCACAGACCTTTGCTGCAGTTTCTTTATCACCGTATTCTTTCATCTGATCTTTCATACAATCGTCCCACGAATACTTTAACATAGCCTTACGCTTTGCATAAGCAACGTATTCTAACATTTTATACTTTCTCTTTCGCTTCTTTTTTTTACCGTGATCGCCCTCAAGTTCTTCACGCATAGTAGCGGAAGAATGATCAACACAAGGCATATATAACTTTACACCATCAACTGAATGTGCGTGAGAACCAGAACAACCTTTAAACATTTCAGCATATATCTCTGCTTCTTCTTTGCTTTTAAATAATGGCTCACCATCTAAGCTTCCAACAGGATTTAATTCATTATCTAAAATAAGATTTTTAATTTTACCCATCATTACTTCGTCTGGGCAGTCCTCACAAACCTCGTCTAATATATCAACCTCTTTAGATGCTTCAATTAGTTTATCTGTAAAATAGCCTTCGATTGAAAAGCCCCTCACTTCTTTGTTTTTTATTTTTTCCCAAATGCTAGGATTGTTTTCTGCTGATACCTGAACAAACCAAGTTCCAACAGGCATATTTTTAAAGCCATACATATTTGACTTGTCAAATTTTTCATTTTCTTTGATCCAAGATTCTACGACAGTTAATCCCTCAACAGGTTCTTTGTGTTCAAGAGTATGATTATTGTTGTTTAAACTTGACATAAATAGCTTTTGAGCCTGTCTTATTGTTTCCTTGGTAAAAAACACTTCGTATTCCTCGTTAGTTTCCTTATTTAATCTTGGTATTTTTTTATCTGGAATAAGTACCGCACCGATTAATTGCTTTTGTTCCTCATCAATTTTTGCAAGAGATAGAAAGTCATTATTGAAGAATACAAAATTTTCTTCTATTGCAGGAAACTTAACAACAGAGATAGCATCAACACCAAAGTGTTCTGCTGTTTCGTCTATTATTAGTTCTATTAGTTTTTTCTTTTTAGCCATATCGTTTATAAATATAAAGTTCGTGATTTTGTTTATAATGTCGCTTGTAAATCTAATTCCGATTGCAAAGCTTGAGAGTTAGAAATATCAGTTTCAACTACAAATGCTTGAACAGGTTGCGGAGAATCACTTCCTGCTGGTTCTATATTTTCCAAGCTTGGTATCATTCCACCTATTCCACCTACTACTTCTTCAGGAACGGCAGGCTCTGGTCCACCACCACCACCACCACCTTCTGCTCCAGGCATCTTAGTCGCCAATATTTGCTTAACATTAGCCATACCTGCTGCGACTGCACCTATTGCTGCGATAGGTCCAAATATAGGTCCTGCTCCAACAGGCGGTGGGGCAAGGGCTGCTGCTGCTGCACTATATGTATTAATCAAAGCTTGACCTACCGCTAATGCTTTTCCTGCTTTTGATTCTTTGCCCATTAATGTTGCTACTTGACCAAGTGAATTTGCAACTATTCCTCGTCTTGTTTCTGCTAATGCTCTTTCAATTTCTGCTTTTTTCTTTGCTTCTTCTTTTGCTATCGCTATTGCTTTATCTGCTGCTATTTTTTGATCCGCTAAATCTTTATTTCTTGCAGCTTCTTTTTTTATAAATAAATCTAACTCTGCCTGTTCTGCATCAGCCTTTTCTTTTTGTAATGCTTTTAGATTGGTTAATTGTTCTGACCTTTGACCTGTAATTCTTTCGTCAAGATCAGCCATTTCAGTTTTAGCATTTATTAATGCAACCTGTAAATCAACATTTTCTTTATTACGTGATAATTCTAATGCTGCTAAATCTATTTTCTTTTGTGCTAAAGCCTTTTCTTCTGCAAATTGTTCGTCTAAGATTTGTCCTAATTT